CGTCGCCTATCACGAATCGTTCGGTGCCGCACCGCTCGTCGATGTGCAGCTCGAGGTCGCAGTGATGGCGCAAGGGACGAGCGACATCGACAGCCAGATCGCCGTGCTCGACATGCTGTCGGCGGGCGCCGGGATGTCGAACTCGATCATCGACGCCATCAGCGCCGACCGCACGCTCGGCGGCGCCGTCGAGAACACCATCGTCCGCACTGCGTCGGGCCTGTCACGCGCTGGGGCCGATGACGGCTCGGCGGCGGTGATGGCCGTGCTCGCTGTCGGCATCAAGCTCCGGAGGTAGGGCATGCCCGTCTACGCCAATACGTCTGTGTCGGCCGTGGTCGACACGCTCGAACTCGCTGCCTTCGCTCGCACCGTCACCCTCGAGGCGTCTGCCGACGAGATCGACGTGACGACGCTCGCCTCGGGCGGGTGGCGTCAGAAGATCTGCGGGCTCAAGTCGTTCAGCGCATCGGCCGAGGGCTTTCAGGACTTCGCCACCACCGGTGTCGAGCCGGTGTTCGGCGTCGGTGCGCTCACCGGACTGGACACGTTCACGATCGCCCCGACGTCGACGGCCACGGCCGGCGATGTGGCCTTCATCGGCCAGGGCCGCCTCGGTGCGAACACGGTGCTGTCCGGCGCTGTCGGCGACGCAGCCGGGTTCACGCTGAACTGGGCGGGCACCGATGTCGTCGCCCGCGGCCAGGTGCTGCACCCGTCGGCGGCTCGCACCGCCACTGGCACCGGCACCGCTCTGGCGTTCACGTTCCCGACGACCGGGCAGCGGCTCTACGCCACGTTCCACGTACTCAGCGTGACCGGCACCGGTTCGATCGTGTTCACGGTGCAGAGCGACAACGCCGTCGGGTTCCCGTCAGCAACGACGCAGATCACCTCGCAGTCGTTCACTGCGGTCGGGCACCAGTTGGCGAGTGTCGCCGGGCCGATCGCTTCAGAGACGCACATCCGGCTCGGCTGGACGATCACCGGTTTCACGTCGGTCACGTTCGTCGCTGCTGCCGCCACCGCCTGATCTTCACCCCTCGCTCGAAGCCGCCTGATTCCCGGGCGGCTTCGTCGCGTACCCCCACACCAGCACAGAAGGAGCCGTCATGGCCGTCTTCGCTCTCACCAGCGCCACCATCCTGACCGGCACCGCATGGACCGGCACCGCTCCCGGCGGCAGCGCCGCCGCGTCGGGCACGATCACGACGTCGACCGACATCTCGGCGATGGTCACCCAGGTCGAGTTGAGCCTCGAGGCCGAGGAGCTCGACTACACGAACTTCGCTTCGGCCGGTTGGCGCCAGAAGATCGGTGGCCTGCAGATGGGCACCGTGAACCTGACCCTCAACCAGGACTTCGCCGCTTCGCAGGTCGACGCCATCTTCGGTCTCGGTGGCACGCTCGGCTTCGGGTCGACGTCCTCGCTGTACATGGACATCAAACCCACGAGTTCGAGCCGTTCCGCCACAAATCCGAGTCATGTGCTGCGGTTCCTGAACCTGGGCTACACCCCGATCAGCAACTCGGTCGGCGAGTTGGCCGTCGTGTCGCTGTCGTTCCCGACGACCGGCATCGTCACCCGCCTCACGGCCTGACCGTGGCAGGCAGCGGTGTCGGCTTCGAGGCGTCGGCCATCTCGGCGTACCTGCGCAAGTTGGAGTCGACGCTCGACGACGACGCTCGGCGGCGCATCATGCGTGCGGCTGGTGGCGACGCCAAGAAGGGCGGCCTGTCGGCGGCCGAGGACACCCTCGGCGGTGACCGGGCGATGTCGAACTTCAAGCGTGGCCGGGTGCCGTTGCGGCTCGGCTACGACGAGGCCGGGTGGCAGTTGTCGATGAATCACCGCCCGTCGGGCGTGTGGTTCCTCGCCGAGCGGGGCCGCAAGGCGTCGGGCCCGATCTACCCGCGGGCGAACGGCCGCAAGGCTCGCCGCCCGACCGCTGGCCGGGTGGTGGCGACACCGCAGGGCCCGAGGGCGTCGTCGTCGTACGGGCCGTCCCGTGGCCTGCGGACCTTCACGATCGCCGCTGCGCGTGAGCGCAAGGGCGGCACCGATGGCGCTTGGCGTGCATTGCAGGCCGAGTTTCGACGCATCACCAGGGGGTGACCGATGGCGTTCAGCGACAAGCTCACAGTCGTCATCGACTTCGTCACAGGCCCGGCCCAGTCGGGCCTCGGCAAGATGCGCTCCGAGGTCAAGAAGGCCGAGGGCGCGTTCGGCAAGATGAAGGCGGCGGGCAACGTCGCGTTCGACTCGGTGAAGGCGAACGCCGCCGAGTTCGCCCTCGCCGCCGGTAGTGCGCTGGTCGCCTTCGGCGTGAAGTCGGTCAAGGCGTTCCAAGACACGGCGCTCGCCGCCGGTGCGTTCGCTGCTGCCACCGGCGTGGCCGTCGATGAGGCCAGCCGCCTCATCGAGGTGGCTGGCGATATCGGCATCGAGGCCGGAACCGTCGAATCGGCGCTCGGCAAGATGAACAAGACGCTCGGCGCTTCGCCGCAGTTGTTCACCGACTTGGGCGTCGAGATCGCCAAGACGGGCACCGGCGCCACCGACGTAAACGGGACGTTTCTCAACGTCGTCGACCGACTAAACGCCATCAAGGATCCGGCCGAGCGGGCGCGTGTTGCGTCGCAGTTGCTCGGCAAGGGCTGGCAGGGCATGGCCGAGCTGATCGGCCAGGGGTCGACTGCGCTGAAGGCGTCGCTCGCTGGCGTCGCCGACGCCCAGGTGATCGACGAGAAGGAACTGAAGAAGGCTCGCGAGTTCCGCGACCGGATGGACGAGCTGAACGACCGACTCAGTGCCATCAAGATGACCGTCGGCGAGTCTCTCGTTCCGGCGCTGTCCGATGCCGCCGAAACCATCGGCACGGTGACCGACGCGCTCCAAGCAGCCAGCAGCGCCGCCGAGGATTTGACCGGCACCGATCTAGCTGGGTGGGCCAAGAAGGTCACCAGCCCCGTCGATGTCGCCACGTCCGCGATGGACTTGTTCACCGATGCGATCGGATCCAACGTCTCCGCCACCGACGGGATCGGTTACGCCTGGGATTACTTCACTGGCAACCTTGAGGACGGCACCACCGCCATCGAGTACGGCACCGAAGCCGCCGCCGCTATGGCGGCCATGTATGCCGAGCGGGTCGTGCCGACGGTCGATTCTGCAGCGGAGTCGATCTCTGACCTTGAGCAGGCGACTGCCGATCTTGATGGCGCCTACAGCGGGCTGCTCGGCAAGTTGAGCCAGCAGGATGCGTGGGACACCTTCTTCGCCAAGATGTACGAGTACCACTCGTCCACGGACCGATCCGATCAGGAGACGCGCGATTACACCCGGGCCGTCGCCGAGATGGTGATGGCGCTCGAGGGTGTGCCGCCCGAGACGAAGGCGCAGCTGATTGCCACGCTTGACGCCGGGAACATCGCTGCCGTCGAAAGCCGCTTGAACCAGATGGCCCGCAATCGCATCGTGTCGATTAGCGGCCAGGTGGTCGGCTCCGGTCTGCGCAACGAGATGGAAGGACGCGCCAACGGCGGCCCGGTCACTGCCGGTACGCCGTACCTCGTCGGCGAGAAGGGTCCGGAGATCGTGGTGCCCGGCCGGAGCGGCACCGTCATCCCAAACAACCGGATCGGTGTCGGGGGCGGCGGCGGCATGGTCATCAACATCACCACCGGCGCCGATCCGCAGGCCGTGGTTGCGGCGATCAAGAAGTTCGAGAAGTCCAACGGCGCAGCCTGGAGGTCGTAGCACATGGCGACCCCAGCGACGACCGTCACGGCGTTCTTCGACCTGTCAGCAACGGGCGGCGACTTCCTGACGCTTGACTCGACGGCGAACAAGGGCAAGCTCGACAACGCTGCAGCGATCCTCGCCGGTGACATCAGCACCGACATCACCGCCGACACCATGCGGGTGAGCGTGCGCCGTGGTCGTGACTCGCAACTGTTCGAGGACATCCCGGCGGGCAGGGCATCAGTCCAGCTTCAGAATCGCACCCGCACCTACGATCCGAACTACACCTCGTCGCCTTACGCTGGCAACGTGCGGCCGGGTAAGCGGGTCACCATCGCCACGGCGGGCGTGTCGATCTTCGACGGCATCGTCGGCGACTGGAACCTTGAATACGACGTCGGCGGGCAGTCGCTCGCCTTCGCTGAATGCGTCGATGCTCTCGGCCAACTCGGCCGGATGGAGTTCGACGCCTGGACCGCCACGGCATCGCAGACCGCCGGGCCACGGATCTCCGCCGTACTTGACCGGCCCGAGGTGGCGTTCACGTCCAACCGGTCGATCGACACCGGCGTGAGTGTGCTTCAGGGCGACAGTGTGTCGTGGGGATCGAACGTCCTCAACTACCTGCAACTGGTGACCCGTTCCGACCTCGGACGGTTCTACGCCAGCCGCACGGGCGTCGTCACCTTCCGGGACCGGCTCGACCCGCTCAACGTCGGCATCGCCGTCACGTTCGCCGACGATGGCACCGGCGTGCCGTTTCAGGGCATCGCCATGTCGTACGGCTCGGAGTTGCTCTACAACCGGGTCGGCATCGACCGCGAGGGTGGCACCCTCCAGACGGTCAGCGACGCAGCGTCGCAGGCGCTCTACGGCGCATCGTCGCTGTCCGAGACGGGCCTGCTGCTCAACAGCGACACGCAGTCGCTGGACATGGCGAACTACCTGCTCGGCATCTACGGCGACCCTGAGCTTCGTGTCGCTGAACTTGTCGTCGAATTGTCGCCGCTCAATGGCACGCAACAGGCGTCGGTGCTCGGTCTCGACATCGGCTCGGTGGTCTCGGTGACGTGGACGCCGAACGGCGTCGGCTCGTCGCTGACCCGCTCCTGCATCGTCGAGGGCATCGCCCACGACATCGCGCCGGACTCGCACACCGTCGCCCTGTCGCTCGGCGACGCCGACCGGCGGTCGTTCCTGCAGCTCGATGACGCCGTGTTCGGCCGTCTCGATTCCAACGTCCTCGCATTCTGACCACAAGGGGGAACCATGCCCGACAAGACTTGGGTAGCCGGTGACGTCGTCACGGCCGCCGACACCAACACGTACCTGACGCACACCGGCGAGCAGTGGGTGTCGTTCACCCCGACGCTGTACCAGTCGAACACGCTGTCGGTTTCGGTGACGAACACGGTCACGAAGGCTAGGTACTTCCGCGCCGGTCGGATGATCCACTTCGAGATCGTCCTGGCTGTCACTGGCACCGGGACGGCGGCGAACCTGGTCGGCGTCACACTGCCGGTCAACGCAGCGACCACGGGCACCG